GTTTTAGAGAGCATCCGGAGTAGACATGGCAGCCCCATCAGCTAAACTCATCACCCAGGAAAACACCGAGCGTGTTACACGCTTACTTGAAAATTACCCGACTCTTAGTCTTACCCTCCGCCAGGACACCTCGTCTCGTGGTGCAATCGAGTCAAACTACAGCGCCTCAGGACTGGCCAGCTCCCTCAGACTGCTCAACCCGATCGCCGTGAACAAGAATCCTCACCAGCCCGGTTACGTACGCCCCGACCCCGAGGCGACTCGTCCCCCACCACTGCGCACCCTGATTAACGCCGGTCTAGATACAGTGCTACAGCATGGATCCCAATGTAACGTCGACCAGGCGCTCCGGACATTCATTGAAACCGCCTGCCCCTCCTGGCACGCCGACGTGCTACCCCAAGACTGGGCGCGTGTTTGTCCTCTCACTCTCGCCTCTCGCATCAGCCTTGCTGCCTCAGGCTTCAACCCCAACACCCTAGACCTTCAAGCTCCATCTTCCACCTCTATGGTCATCGCCTACACGTCGAAGGTTTTGGGTCTGTGCGCCGACATGGTTAACTCAACTCTGGGTTACCTTCCAACGTCCGCAGCGGATGCCATCCGTGATCCCGCGTGTCTGTCCGTAATCATCACTCAATACGGTTACGAGACCAAGGGATTCCAGCGTCAAGACGGCCCGACCTGTATCTCCCCGAATGATCTGGACGCAAAGTACGACATCGCGTGGCTGTCGGCTATCGTGATCCTTGTCGCCTATCAGGTTGAGCTCGATCTCACCGCCGCCTCACTGTCCACAACTGATGTGAATTCAATGGCTACTCACAACTCAGCTGTGGAAACGCTGATGTTCAAGATGAAGTGGCTAGCCCCATTCTCTTCTCGTATCATGCACCTATGCGCTGCCAACGCCGCCAGTCCATTCCGTAGCTTTAGCGAGATGTTTCTCATGTGGCAGAAACCCACCAAGTACGTGCTGCCTAATATCACCATGAGGCTATCTGGCCGATACCTCGAGGTTATCGCTAATGGCGCAGAGCTGTTCAGTGTCTCCAGCTCGCGGGTGGGAGGTATCTAGGCACGGCCATAGGCCTTCTGCCTCACTCTCTACATTCATC